AGTAAGGGGTCTGGTCCAGGCCCGCCTACTAGCGGCTCACTGGGGTGTCTGACATAAAATCAGCATCAAGAATGATTGATTTGACACCAAATTACAAGGGTGTAGAATCACAGATGATAAATAACTTTGTCATAAGCAATATATCCTGTCTGAAGAAGATAACTGAATGACTTGACGGATCAGCTATAAAAGTATAAACTTATGACTAGACGGTGTAGTAAAACATTGATAGATGTTTGATACGCAGATGATAAATAAGTTTGTAAGAAGTATCTTACAATACTTTAATCTAACTTAGGATTTTTGAATATATAAATGTTGAACTTTAGCCTAAAATTAGCGAATGAGAATATGGTGGCATCGACCTCCAATCATCTCTGCGCCGATCGAGGTTATTGGGCATCGATCGGATTTATTCAGGTAACACCAAGTCTAAATGAACAAGATCCGATTAAGATGGCTTCCTTTTATAAGGAGTCTGGACACAAGTAAAGTATCCAGAACACTTACAAAAGGAAGCCGCTAGGAAACTAAGCGGCTTTTTTGTTGATATAGAATGCTATATTAACTATTCTTTAACAATTTAATATGTAATGCAGTGGAAGACTAGTAGTTTTCTACTACCACTGCGTTATTCTTATGCATCTTAACTCTAAGGGTTTATAAGAATAATGTCTAGTTATGAATTTTTAATTAATTTATTAGTAGCTTCTAGGAATGTTGTTAATTTAAATTAATTACCGTGCACGGTGCTCCGAAAGGACACGGTATAGAAACAGAGCCCTACCGCGTAGTCACTATTAAGGGATTAATAGTATGAACAGGGCCCGAATCCGTGAGGGATACCGAATCGTGCGGAACGGAAAAGGATATGAGAATTATCCATATGGCATAAATGGTAATTCTTACGGAACTATAATCGGTTGTAACCATAAAATAACAACAACGGAACTTCGTTACCGTTAATTATAATGCGTCTTGTTCCTACTTGCGCTCTGTAAAAGCGTAGCCAAAATAAGGTGGGTGGTTGGCAAGTGGTTCGATTCCATCAAGGCGCACCATATTTTAAATTCCAGATAGATATTTTTAATAATAATTCTTCTAATGTTATATTACTTTTCTTTTTAGAATTATTCCCATTAGGTCCATTATGCTGTAATATTTGGCAATTAGCAGGATGTGATATAATAGTTGAATCAATATTATATTTGAACCCGTCTGATATAGTATAAAGATGATCTCTACTAACACCGTTGAGATTTGGTGTTTTATTACGTTTCTTGTAACCATTAGGTGAAAACCATCCATATTTTTCTACCAACGATAAATCAAATTCAGTAGGATAATCAAAGACGTTAAATCTAAATGAACAAATCGACCGATAATATCTTATGGTTGGTATGCAAGAATCACAAAATTTTTTCTTATTATTCTCTAATTGTATGTTGCAGTGATTACAGAATCTAATTCTCGGAGAGTATTTTTTCTTTATAGGCCTCTTATACGTATTTTTACATGCATGTTCTCCTATATATATGGAAGAACATCTTTTACAATAATGAATAAATTGAAGATAATATTTTTTTATTGATGCAATTTGCTTTGCTCTTTCCTCTCGGGTTCTGTTCCTGTTATTATAAATTGCCGAACAGGTATGTGAGCAGAATTTTGTCTGATAACCAGATAATTCTGTATTACATTCTAGGCAATTTTCGAGTTTAGATTTGGTTGAATTTTTCTTTTTGAAATTACTATGGCACAAGGTATTGCAATATGTTTTATTTTTGTCCCTTGGCAATGCATCGAAAATAGAATTACAATCTTTACAGATAAGTTTATAGTATGTAGGCATACGGTTATTTATTAATTATTTTAATGATCGTTACCAACATGCCCCACCAATTTTTCCTAAGATAGACGAAGGGCTTTGAGTCCCAAGTAACGCCGCCGGCGAAAGCCAGGCACTGGTTTTAACGTGAAGTATGGTTTGTTTAAACTCGCTCTTTCGAGACGACAACTACCTGCAGGTAGTCTTAGGAATTTACAGATAAATACTACTATTATAGTTAGGAGTATTTTAATGATTTATAAAGATGAAAAATTAGTAAGGAGAGAATATACACCTCTTTTTAGTGAAAGTAATATGATTAGAGAGTATAATGAGAAAATAAATTCTATAGTAGGAAATCATAGGGATGTAGATAACGAGTTTTCGAAAAAGTTAATAGAATTTGAAAAGAATAAAATAATAAGAAAAGCTCTCCAGGATATCTTGGAAATAAAGATGAATGTATATAATATTGTAGGAATAAAACTATGAGATTATATGAATTTGACGACTTAGATAGGCTTACATTTAAAACTAAATATGGTATGACAATTGAGGAATCTTTAAAACAATTTGAAGATAAGGCTAAATCAATAACTAGCGATTATAAAATATTGTCTTCGACAAGCAAAGACAAAATTGCATTAACGTCGTATATTGGTGATTTTATGCAAGAAATTAGGGATTTATTTGATTTTTATAATAAATGTAATGTTGATAACGAAACTAAGGCATATCTTGACCGGATTATAGAATTGAATAATCTGATGATTGATTTATTTGATTCTTTGTAAGTATTGAGTCTTAATTTTATTTAGGGGGCAGTAATGGGTTACGGCGTTGTTTTGCAAGCATCGCGACTAGCAGGATTCGATTTCCTCGGCCTCCACCATATTTTATTGTCCGGACGACCTAGTGTTGTTGGTATATGACGCAACTGTCTCTACTAATGTAAACTAGGCTGTGGTATCGAGCAGCGGAATTAGGTGCAAGGTTGCAAAAAGGGCTAACTCCCTGTCTAATGTAGCGTCGTGAAGTTGTAGAACAATAAACTGACAAAATCTACAATACAATAAATGTTTTCTAAAGTGTTCGTTCATCAATTTTAAAAATTCAACTTGTAATTGAAAAATAAGAACACTGATTTATTACAGTCGCGGCTGGGGAAGATGGTAATCCGCTGGTCTCATAAGCCAGAGAAACCAGGTTCGATTCCTGGAGTTCGCAACCAAACCATTGGGGTAGTCGCATAGTGGCCATTGCATCTCCCTGTCTAGGAGAACCAACCGTGGGTTCGAGTCCCATCTACCTCGCCACACATTTAGGGAGTCTTATATCAGTTGACCAGATAACTTCTAATTTCGGAACAGACTTCCACCGAAGATCATCATCTTGTCTGATATATTTCTTTCCTTTTATTTCCACCCAGGAGTCGTACATGGGTAGATAGAAATCTGGATAATATTTCTTTCCGGGAAGATATTCGAAGAAGATATCGGTATTTTTGGTCCACGCAATGCTATGTTTATCTAGTAACTTTGCGAATGCCAATTCCGCGCCAGAGTCCATTTGTTGCCCGTTGTAGATTGAACGATGAACACGGGTCGAATTCGGATGAAAACCGCCAACCTTACCGGCTCTTACATTATATCTGTATTGTTTTATACAGGTAGTATTTGTGCAACATTTTTTATATCCGCGATGTAATGCATTCCACGTGTAGGGTGTTTTACATATTTCACATTTACAAAATAAAATTTTAATAGAAGTCCCGTACCCCTTTAATGAGGTAGATACTTTATTTTTACTTTCCTCTGTCCTTACATGGCTATTAGCACATTTTCTAGAACAGTTTTTAGGGATATATCCGTGTTTGATTGTTGCGGTAAATGGGTTGTTACATTTCTGGCAGATATAGTTAGTCATATTGTATTTAGCAATATTGGGCCATGGTGGGTTCGATTCTTTGGTTAGTTGTTAATCTACGGCGCCATAACAATGATAAATATTATATTCTTATAGAGTTATAATATGAAAAACATAAATGAACTAACCGATAAGAGAAGTGACCTAGAAAAGCTAGAAGAACTTCACAGAATGCTTCAACAATCACATAAAGATTTCAATACTTGGTTAAATCACGTGAAAGTTAGCCCCGAATTATTACAAATAATTAATGATAAATACATATATTGCGGAGACATACATGCCGAAATATAAGGATGTTAGGTTAGAAAGAAGGTTATTGTCTGAAGATCATCCGTGCTACGAGGAATCAAAAAGATTATCGGAACTACCCACTAGCTTCGAACCTGACGAAACTAAAACATTTATGGAGAATCTAAAATTAAAGTTTATCTTTGATCTTAGAAGACAAACCTTAAACGAAATAAGACGACTGAAGTCAACTTTTTATAAAGAGACTGGTGAAAATTTATGAAAATAAGAGAGTTCACTGATGACGATATATTAGAATACGCCTTAACACACGGCGGTCGAAACATAAGAAGTGTCTTTAAGGAAGTAGAAGTTGAATATAATCAGATAAAGTTAGATGCAACATCTTTGGTCAGACATCGCACTTTGATAAACGATCTGAAGAATAGAATATCGATTTTAATTGATAAGATAATTGATTTACATGATCATTGTTTAAAATCTGAGGACGACGATGAAACACATAAGGTGGCATCGTCCTTAAAGTCTATGTCCGAAGACTTAAATAAAATTTTTGATAGTATTTAATACACGCCCTTTTAGCAGAGTGGTAATGCGCCAACCTTGTAAGTTGGATATCGGGAGTTCGATTCTCTCAAAGGGCACCAATCATATTTAGTAGAATGTATAATCGGCTTAGAGAGAAGCGTCCTCTACACTACTAAATAAGTTTTTGTTAAGTATAAACTACATCTATGAACGGTGAGTTAGTCCGAAAGACTCTACTTAACATTTTTATAATCTGGGTATATTGTCAGCCAGGCCAGACGGCTCGCCTTGGAAGTGAGAGGACGCAGGTTCGAATCCTGCTACCCAGACCAAAATTTCCCTCTTTAAGTAAGTGGTTATACTAATCGGCTGATAACCGGTCATTCCAAGTTCGATTCTTGGCGGAGGGACCAGAATTACAATCAGCGTCAACTGATTGTAATAGTTGTATCCACGCATCCTTTGTAACTGTTGACGCAGGGCATTGGGGGCGAACGTATAGCACAATGGCAGTGCTGCGCCCAAATCGGCGTGTGTGGGAGTTCGATTCTCCCTATGTGGTTGGATTACAACTTCAGAATATTTTTTTTAATTGGCTCTATCTTGCTAAGGGTAGGCAGCTGGACCTTCAATCCGGAAATCGCGAGTTCAATTCTCCGTAGAGCTACCATTTATGGACGACTAAGGTATTATATCTTACTGACTATCATTGACGTAAGTTGCTCTCGTTCGAATCGATGAGACGTCCACTAGATTCTTAAAATACGGGGTGCAAACTTTGACGGTGAAGTCCTGCCTCTTAAGCAGAGAGAACCCATTTCGAGTATGGGGCACCCCGCCAAATCAATCTGCCTTCCCCGGTCTCTATTAAACTATGTCGGACTGGCAGTCCAGTTTTTATCCGTTTTTCGCATCACTAAATTATATAATGCGTATAAACGGAAGCTAATAATGTCGCTGTATTGTAAAGGTAACACATCTATGAAGGTGATCCTGTCAAGGATACATACGGCAATCTAAATTCCACGTCAAGGAGTAGATCCGATGTTCGATTCCCGACAGCGGCACCAATTGACATGTATGTGCATATGCATTAAAGTATAGTGGTAGATTCTCTACATTAAACAGAAAGGCACACATGAAGGTATATCAAGGACTTGCACGTGATCATTCCGGCTCAATGGCAAATATTGCCAAATATGCCGCTCGTGATTACAACGAGAACATCGAATCCATTAGAGAAGGAGCCGAAGCGCACAACATTGATACTGTGGTATCTGTTGTGGAACTTGGCTACGGTGACACCGACAAGGTTCGCACAGTTATTGCTAATTCATCAGTCACGGCATTGAAGCCGATTGCCGAAAATAGCTACAGCGCACGTGGATGTGGTACTCCGTTGTTTGATGCAGTTGGTGAGCTGGTGGAGCAACTCCAAGCGGTTCCCGATGCAGACAATCCCACCGTTTCCTTTGTGGTGTTTACTACCACCGATGGCGGAGAGAACGCCAGCAGGAAGTATTCGGGCGCAACGATTGCGAAGCTGATCAAGAATCTGCAAATGACCGATCGTTGGACGTTTGTGTTCCGTGTTCCGCAGGGCTATAAGCATCAGCTTACCCAATACGGTATTCCGGAAGGCAACATCCAAGAATGGGAACAATCGGAGCGCGGTTTGGCTGTGTCGACAGTCGCTACCAAGAGTGCTTTCCGTGGCTTTTATGCTGCGAAGGCTGCTGGTATCAACGCAACTGATAAGTTCTACGCGGACTTGAGCACAGTTTCCTTGAAGGAAGTGAAGGGCGCATTGGTTGACATCTCCAAGCAAGTTGATGTCTACGAAGTGGATGCTGCCAACGATGGCGCACAAATCCGTGACTTCGTGAATGACCAAGGCATTACCTTTGTGAAGGGTTGTGCGTTCTACGAGCTGAAGAAGACTGAAACTGTTCAAGGCTACAAGCAAATTGCCATTCGTGATAAGACGACTGGTGCTGTTTACAGTGGTTTCAATGCACGTGACTTGCTTGGTCTGCCGCATACCGGTGACGTGAAGCTTGCCCCGGGTAACCATGCCAACTACGAAATCTACGTGCAATCCACGTCGGTCAACCGTAAGTTGACAAAGGGGATGGGATTGATGATTTGGATTAACGTTCCGGCGTAATGGATAAATATTGTTATCTGAGGATAACAATATGCCCAAAAAAACATTACTCTCGTTCATCCGCCGGGTTATATCAATTCTGACATGGCCATCGGCTATTAAGATTTTAATAATTTTTTGCATATTCTTTCTGGGTTTAATATCCCTGGGATTTAAAGATCAGATCTTTAATACCCGTTCCTCGGGTAAATTATCACTCGATAAACCCCCGTTGGAATTGTCTAAGGATGGACTTGATGCAATAGAACGCATTGTTAGGAAATCTGATTTGGTAGTTGGTATTGGCTTAGTGTCTGTGAATTTTCAACAAAATTCTAGACGTATAATTTATTTTAATTCCGACAATGCAGAATTTGTTAGACTACACGATGAATATGTAAGAACACATATTTCAGTCGATCAGCCGTTGTTTAACGATGATCAGGATAATAACAAAAGAATAATTAAGTTGATAAATGGTGATGTTATTTGCACAAAATATACAACGACGTTAACATATAAATATGCGCCTAATGTCGGTATTGATACAACTTGTATCTATGGAGTTCCGCCATATTATGGTCAATTCCGTGGATTTATTGTTGTCTATTTACAAACAGAACCAACATCGTTAGAATTTGATCAGGTTAAGATTCTGTTAAGGGATTTATCGACTAGATTAGATAATCCTAAGTCGAAATAGACATAAGATAGCAGTGTTAACCTTGATCATGATAACATTGCTGTAAGTCGCAGCTGGTCCGAAAAGCGCGTAATAAATAACGGGCACGAATATATGCGGGTGTGCCCGAGTGGTCCAAGGGAGCAGATTTCCAATCTGTAAAGCCGTCGGTTCGAACCCGACTACCCGCTCATCAGTATTAAAATAGCGAATTAATTATAATTTGTTCTTTAGATTTATTCTTGTATTCTTTATGAGAAACACGAATAACATCCCAGCCTCTTGTGCATAGATATGCATCTCGTATGACATCGAGTGCTTTGCGTTTTGGTTCTAGATGGTGTGTTCCATCTAATTCGATAATTAACTTCTTTTTAGGGAAAACAAAATCAGCCCTTCCCCATTTATTAGTATATGGATTGAAGAATTTAACCTCCATTAAATATCCATGCAGGGAATTAGTCATTCCTTTTGATTTTAACCATTCTTCAAATGATCTCTCCATGTAGGATTGTTTGTATGGATTTCGATTTAATTTATGGCTAGGAGTAATTGATATATAAGATTTCATTTTTCGACTTACAAGTTTTGACTTACAGTCTTTTGAACAAGTTTTAGATCTTTTATTTTTTATTAAAGTGCCGCATATTACGCACCAAGAGATCGGACATATAAGCTTTTTACCGAGTAGTGCCGATGAAATTTTATCTTTTGTTTCTTGTGTAGGGCCACTTTTATTAGAATTGTTGTATGTAGCTGAACACGAACATGAACAGAATTTATAATTTTTATTATCATATGTGAGTGAAATGCCGCATTGGTGACAGTAATTAGGGTTTTCGATATATTCTAAAATTAATTTTAATTTAGTTTGCATTGCTTTTAGTTTTAACTGAGTTCCGCTGTGGGAACTAGAACAGGAAAGATTGCAGAATATTTTCTTTGTATGATTTAGCGGAACTTCGAAAGATGAATCGCATTGGCAACACTTGCGATAAATAGGATTAGCCATTATAATGTCCTTTATTGTATATGGTTAGTGTAGATAAAATACCGAATATATTTTATCTACACGTTTATTTATCATGTAATTATAACTGCGAGTGTCATAACCGACTACCCGCTCCAAATTTCAAGTCTCCAGTCCTAGTAGATCACACAGGCGCGTAACCATTCCGTAGTGGCGAACAGAGGAAGAGGATTGATAGGCTTTCTATGTGTGTAGCATAAAACAATGCACCCGTATCAGAGATGATACAAACCTGTTACTAGTTTAAACGACGAGTGGGGGAAGATTTCGGGTTTGGACCGTTCACATTTCTAGAAAGCTGGCTTTATTATTATAGTGTATTCCTGTGTGGACATCTACCCCGTTTCGGAAAGATGACTAGGTTAAAATCCTATATACACTGCCAATCAATGCCTACGTGTTTCGTCTCTATCGGTATACTTGACACCGGGCACCAATTAATTCCGATATAGCACAGCGGTAGTGCAGGTGACTGTTTTTAATGGCAGCTTTTATCTGAAAGGATAATTGAAAAATTCGTCAAATTCGGTGAACCCTAAGTACAGAAATGTATATGGTAACGCCGAGCCAAGCTTCATATAGAAATATATGTTGAAGGTGTAGAGACTAGACGGCGAATATCTAAGTCGAAAGATATGATAATGGCATAGTCCACGCTACTATGAAAATAGTAGATTAGTGTAATCACTTGGTCAGGAGTTCGAATCTTCTTATCGGAGCCAGAATCGATGGTTTATCTGTAAGCCTGAATAATGCACAAGGCAACAGACAGTTAGGATGTGAAGCCTAATCTAGATATGTGGGAGTTTCGTATAGTGGTAATACCTCAGATTCCAAACCTGAAGACTAGGGTCCGATTCCTTAAATTCCCGCCAAATATGCCTCGGTAGCTCAGATGGTGGAGCGGCGGTCTGAAGAATCGCGCGTCGCTGGTTCGATCCCAGCCTGGGGCACCAAGATTTATATGTATTATAATATGGTTCCTTGTCGGGACTCGGTGTTGTAGACCACTATAAAACTGAATTCGAAGTATACGAGGATGATCTGTAACAACAAGCGTATTGCGAAGCGGGTCGGGTACCTACTTTGATATTAAAGATAATATTCTAAATCTGAAGTATATCACATGGACATTTAATGGCGGTAACACAATGCGTCTTAAATGGATACCTACTTCGATATAAAATAATATTATATTAGGATTATGAGCTTACCCACAGAAGGGATAAACCCCGCTAATCCGACTTTTTATGCCCAAGTGGTGGAATAGTAGACATCGTAAAAATAACGATATATGTTTACCGTGCAGATAAGTAACATAAGGGAGATCTTTATGTTGTGTGATTATGGATGTAAACAAGAGGCAAATTTTGTCCTTAAAAATGGAAAACATTGTTGTAGTAAGAGCACTAGTTCTTGCCAGAGTATTAAGTCTAAAAATTCTAAAGGTGGATTAAAATCTTACAAAGATGGTGATAGAAAATCTGGAAAAGATCAATATAATGATTTGCCGCAAGCAACAAAAGATAGCATGAATTGTCGTAAGGGAGTTTTGATACTTACCGATGATACATTTACATACGGTGGAAAAGGCAACCATAAAAAATTATTGCTAGCAGAGCGGGGCTATAAATGTGAGGAATGTAATCTTATAGAATGGATGAAGAAACCAATTCCGTTAGAACTTGAGCACGTCGATGGTGATGGGAAAAATAATGTTAGAGAAAACCTGAAACTGCTTTGTTGTAATTGTCATGCTCAAACGCCTACTTGGCGCAGAAAGAAAGTCACTTTAGAGAATAATGCGAGATATACTGATGATGTAATGATAGAAGCAATTCAGAATTCTTATAGCATGCACGGTGTTTTGAAATTATTAGATTTAAGGTGGGGAAGTAATTCCACTATTCGGCGTGTGATGAAACAATATAATATTGAATTTAAACAGAAAGAAGTAAAAGAAAAATTTATTGAAGTATTGCCTGCTATTGAAAAAGTTATACGTCGGGTTGATACTAAAAATTCTCAATATGGCACTTGTTGGGTATGTAATTTGACCTTACAGTGCAATAGAAAAATAAAGATTGAAGAACTAGAAAAGTATATAAATGATGGATGGTTAAAAACCCGATCAATGGTATTTAAGATGGGATAGAAATTTTGGGCCGCTGACATATGCAAACTGGTACAGCTACTAGATTTAGACTCTAGGTTTTTCCGGGTTCGAATCCCGGGTGGCCCACCAAAGTTTTAAAGGATACTTGCAGCAATGTCTTAAACGACAGTTGGTTCAATTCCAACATTATGATTTGCATAATACGCTCAATGGTTGAGCAATGGACTCATAATCCATAATTAACAGTATCCTGTTTTAGTTTCTAAAGGATGGGTTCAGCCATACAAATTCGCAAACTTTGCGGCCCGCCCAGTTGGGGCGTGGCAATAGGGTTCGATTCCCGGTCTATAGCCAAACATCCTGATTTATTTGACCATAGGTTCGCTTCAGCACTAAATTAATCTTTCTTCCAAAAAGAAGATCTAGGTTCGAATCCTAGCAGTAGAGTTGGTCACTACTGTCGTCTAATGGTCGGATATAAATGCGAACCTGTTTTGAATTCTGGTAAGACTATGTTAATATTACCCTTTAACTAGGGCATCACTTCCGAGCCTGACAGTATGGTATAGTCTTACTTTCTTACAACGGTGATTGAAGGTGAAGTAGACGAGCCCTCTGGCTGTGAACCAGAGCATTTAGCCAGTTCAAGTCTGGTCAGTCACCCCAAGTTTTGGTCGTATAGCTCAGTTGGTAGAGCGTCCGGGTTCTTATATACAAAGGTCGACTATATTTGTATATATCCTTATAGGAAGGTCGTGGGTTCGAGTCCCTCAGCGCCAAATTAATTTTATGTATCGTTGGCCGAGAGTACGAAGGCAGCGGCTTGCAACACCGAAGTGGATAAAATCCCCACGCTGGTTAGAATCCAGCACGATACTCCAGCATTTAATAAATAATATCCGCAAGTGACGTAACAGGAAACCGTGTTAGTTTCAAACACTAGATTTTGTGAGTTCGAATCTCACCTTGCGGACCAAAGTTACAATATGGGTAGTAAATGGGAGTATTTGGGTTCGAATCCCAATTAAGTATGGTACTAAAATGTCGACGGACGCTCGGTAGGTTCAATTCCTCCACTATCCACTAAAGTCAACGGGCCGTAAAGAAGTCACTAAATTATACACCTTTTTGTGTCCACCATTTGCAGAACTTAGGTAATTTATATAAAATATAGCAATGCTTAAGAGTTTACATTAATATGCTATTAGAATGATGTTGCGGAATAGTGAAAAAATTTTTACGGTCTTTAGTTTAAAGGCAAAACACTCTCCTTACAAGTGAGATACGGCGGATCGTTACCGTCAAGACCGACCAGAATATGGAAGTTAATAGTTAATAGTAAAATGTTCGACCTTCTAATCAGGTACCAATGATAAATATTTGCAGTATACGGGAGAGTATAATGCAAAGACAAATAAAAAACGAAGAACAAATGATTGCTTTTTGTGAAGAACAGATTACATGGTTAAAAGAATTTAAAAAATCTCGCCAGCAATTTATAAAAGAAAATTTATCCGAGGACGAATTAATCGAATATAGGGTTGTCGTTGAGGATAATAATGAATGAGAATTTTTGAAATTGAAAACATAAATCGTGCTATAATTGCGTTGAAGAGATTATCTGAAGACTACGAAGCTGAATTTATTGAATTATATAATGATTTAACACTATTTAAAAGACTAAAGGGTGGGCGATTAAATAATTTTGTAGATGATAAGATAATACCGTTTAGAGAAAAATTAAAAGATTTTCTATCTACGCAGTTTTATGATGATCCAGATATAGATAAGATAAAAGCAAGATTGCAGAAAATGTTAGAATTATTAGAAGTTTAAATTATGGAAGTGCAAGCCAATTGGAGATGGCATCTGTCTTGAAAACAGCCGAGCGTTTAAATGGCGCCTTGAGGGTTCGACTCCGTCCACTTCCGCCAATATAATGCGTGGTTAATTTAATGGTAAAATGTAAGGTTGCCAACTTTACTTCAAGGGTTCGATTCCCTTACCACGCTCCAAAATTTAAAGAATGCGTTCAGCAATTTAAAAATCAAAATTGAAAATTGAAAATAAGCATTCTGATATATTTAATTCTTGTAGTCTAATGGAAAGATATGTGACATACCAGACACGATGTGGGTTCGATTCCTGCCAAGGATTTTGCGGACGATAGAAGTGTATCCTAGGTTAGCACACAAATCACTGGTTCATATTTGGCCCAGCAATGGGCCGTGGTTCGAATCCATCATCGTCCGCCAGTTTCTAAAGGGTACAGTCCACAAATCCAGAAGGTATCCTGATTATTTTATCGCGTTGTGGCAGAGTTGAGGTCGGTTAGGTAAGTGGTATACTATTAGTTTCATACGCTGATTTCGCAAGTTCGATTCTTGCACCGACTACCACAATTTCGTTTAATGGATATGCGACTGTATACCCTCACGCTACGAACGTGTTGAAAGGTTAGTTTGGAAACATGTAGGTTCGAGTCCTATCGGTCGCTCCAATAATAAAATTTGGAAATGTATAGAATTTTTTCTTTTTATATACTGTTGCACACAATTGGTGCATTGACTATGCCCCCAACGCAAGCATAGCAGTCCCTAATAATACTAATATCGTATAAGAAGTATGCTGAGATTAAGTGAGATCAGGTAGATAGTTTAAGAATTTTGGATGATTGACAGAGTTTGGAAAGTAAATTAAACGGGGTTTAAGGCAACCTGCTAAGTTGTTCGTTCACATTTTGTGGATTCGGGTCGGTACCGATGCTTTCCTCCAAATATTTATCAACTAATGAAACAAGTTCTGTATAGATTAATGACGATTTAGTATATTTAGTTTTATTTTCAGAATGTTCCATTAATTGGCAATTCAATGAGTGAGAAATATAGAATGGGTCATATTCATTTTTAATAGCTTCATTTATAGATATTTTATGATCTCTTGAAATTCCGTTGTTATTTTTAGGAATTCTATTACCCGGGGAATACCAGCCGAATTTTTGTATCAGGGAGAAGTCAAACAAATTTGAATCAGACAGGATAGATTCGATAAAATAGACACGAAGTCCTGGCTAAACCCTCAAAATAAATTACCAATTTTCTAAAAGTTTACCTTCGAGATTTAGTACAAATTTATATCCAAGTGACTTATAAGAAGACATTTTATCTCTCATTTCCCTATCATTGAGCCAATAGTTAGATTTAACTTCTACTATTGTGTTTGTATCGGGGAGATAAAAATCTGGAATTGCTATTCGATAGCGCCTTTCTATAGTATTAAAATATTTTATCCTCATATGTTCTACTAGATATTTTGTTTTCTCTATATCTAATATCTTAGCGTAATTTTCTTCGTACGACGATCTTAAACAAAATATTTCACCAAACCAGGCAGTGTGATAGATATGCTTATATCGTATTGAATTATGTATTTGTGCCCTATTCTGTAATAATGCATTTTGCATACCTTCCGAGTATGATCTAGGTTCAATATCAAATAATCGAAATATTATGTTCATTGTTCGTGTACTTGGAATATTAAATTTTTTCATTAATGATAACATTGATTCACACTTGATGTGATATTCAGAATATAACATAGATTGAATTTTAAGAAATTCAGATTCAGTATTATTATCAAAATTAAATCCTAATTTGATTAAATTTTTGGACTTTCGTTGATAAAATTGACTTTTAATGAAGTTTTGTAGTAACATATATTTTATTTATCAGATTAAAATAATTTTTAACCAATTTGGGACTATGGCGTAGCGATAACGCATCGGTCTTTTACACCGTAAGTCCTGGGTTTGAATCCCAGTGGTCCCACCAAAATTTCTAAAGAGTGTATTCAGCATACAAAATCAATTTGAAAACTTGAAAAACACACTCTGACTATATAAAGGAAATGATATGTCACACTATATCGCAATTATTACAAGCAAGGATTACTATTCGGGATATGAGCACGATGAACGCGACATTCTCATTACAAGTATTACTGATTGGTATGAAGTTACTGATGACGAATACAAGGCACTTCGTGCAGCTCAATCGCGCCTTGGATACATGATACTTGAGCGCCCGACAGACATGAAGGTATTTGTTGCTAAGACTGTTGCAGATTATCTTGCTTATGCTAAGGCAGAAGAGAAGAGAATGGCAGCAGAGAAGGAAGCAAGAGAGAATGCCGCAATTGAACGTAAGATCAAAAAGGAACTTAAAGATAAGGCATCTAAGCTTAAGATGTTTGAAAAATTAAAGGCCGAACTTGGCCAGGAAGCATCCTAAGAAGCTGACCTGTATGTGCTACAGCGGTGGTATACTAGACGGAGCCGTTGAAGTCTCTACATTATTAGGTTGATCTTGCTCACCTGCTATAGCCGGTGATATACTGTTGCATATGTACTGCAATAGTTGACTATGTTAGCAGAATCTGGGCGATATTAACTGTTTTGGTATACGCCCTCCGTTTTTTGGTATATAGAATCACATAGAATCTGCTACGGAAGGATTAGCTACCTTGCGTTCTCAGTGGACATGTGGAAAAATTTTAGACGAGCTAATCTACTCATGCTAGTGTTGGGCGCATCCTAACACAGGCACCAGGGTCTCGGGAATTCGCGATAAATCTAGCTGCTATGACGCGTGAAAGTAGATTATATACCATTTTTTGTGCCCTTATACGCTAATTGGTAGTGCGCGCAGTCCTAAACACTGTGGGTTGTAGGTTCGAATCCAACTAAGGGTACCATTTTTAAAATAAGCCGAATATGCCTGGAAGAGTATTAGTGATAGCATCCAAATAAGTCTGGATCTTTGTAAATTCTCTTGGCTAGCGATTGAAAACAGCAGAGAATATCTGCCATCTATTGATGCTTATTTTAATTTTTAAAGAATCCATTCCGCAACTCAAATGAAATTCAACTTGTAATTGAAAATAAAACGGATTCTGTTTATACAATCGGGGATTAGCCAAGTGGTACGGCACTGGTCTTTGAAATCAGTATGCGTTGGTTCGATTCCAACATCCCTTACCAATTAAAAGCTCGTTACTGTAGTGGTAACGAGCTTTTCTCTTTTTAGGAACTGCAGATTTACCTTTATTTTCTTATTTTCGTTGCACTAATATCTGGATGACACCAACAGAAGTTTTGTTTACAGATAATGGGGTCTGTTTTTATTTTAATTCCGGTGAATATTGTGCCTACTAACTCTTTTTGTCTGCAAGCGGTGTTAAAGATGTCGCCACTTGCATTAATATGAAGCGTATTCGTGGGCGTATAGCATTCCCAGTTAAAGAAATTAGTGTTACTATTTGATAACATTTCAGATGGATTAGTTTTTTCTATTAATTCATTATCGGAGTTATATAATCCTATCCACTTTATTTCTGTTCCGGTTTTCCTATTGTTAAGCCATTCTATTTGATGTGGCAGATATTCGTCAACTAAGGATTCGGATTTATATCCGAAGTTTTTAACTAATGGTTTTGTAGTTACAGGGATATTTTTATCAATGAATGTTTCGTATGCACGAATACTTTCTTCCCATAACCACGGAATCATAGTTAGATTAACCCTGCTTAACTTTGGTTTACATAATTGAGCAGTTTCTATAAACCTATCTAATTTCGCAAATTCGTTATGGAATGTTAAGATAATGGGCGATAACTTTGGTATAACTCTTTCCCAGAATGCAATAGGCCTAGCCCCGTTACTAATTACACCTAACCTATGGGATGTGGGTATGTCTAATATATCTTCAAAGTCCGGATGATATGTTGGTTCACCTCCGGAAAACACTATATCGGATTTTTCCGGTAATTGCGATAATATAAATTTTATATTATCTAATGAGTGATAGGACTTACTACCATCATTATAATCTGGACTGCAATAGGTACACTTGTAAGGACAAAAATTGCCTAGCAGCCAAATAACAGTCATTCCCGATTTTGGTCGTAACGGGCTCACCTTGTATATATTATTATTCATTCTGGTATAGATCAAATACGATGAAAATTAAAGACTCGTTTGACATGTTTTTATATGCGTGGTCTAGTAATGGGTTAAATGGTATAATTGTATTACTTTGTATCGGTGGCCCGCTGTGCTCGATAATAACATCTTTCGGTATGTTTAAATATACATGATATCTTCTTGTGATATGATAGTATTTTAGAGTGTCGGAGTGTTTGAATATTTCCAGCCCTGGGCCAAGATTATAGATATACGCTCGGCCAAATGTTGTTAATCCGATATTTTCCGAGACACTTTTTAAAAAAGAGATAATAAATGGGGTCCTATCCTTTAATAGAAAATCGGTTTCTGGGTTTGGCGAATGAAGCCACACCGATTTGCCATCCTTTAAGGCACTTCCTGTATATTTTGGATTGCCGGCATAGTGATCACCAAAGAGATCGCCTATATTGGTAATCTCTTCAAGAATCATCTTCGAGTCTTCGGCAGAAATTGTTCTAATAATATCAGTCAATGACAATCTCCTAAAGTTGCTATCATGATATATTTACCGCAGATTTGATTAGGTAAATACAGTAATGAACATATACGAAATTCATGATATGTCTAATGACGCAATTATATCTATGCTGAAGACTGAATTCTCGTTAATAACTAATATTGATATTTTGAAGAATTATCATCCGGATTTTTATAATTTTCCCGAAAATATATTTTTTATTTTAAAAAATGGACGATATCGTCCTCAACATGGCAAATATTATGTCGTGGAGGACGCCGGAGAATATATATGTAGTGCAGGATGGAATGAATACGAGGTAGAACCAACAATAGCATTATTGCTGACTAGGATGTATGTAAACATAAAGCATCGAGCAAAATATATTGCAGGAAATATAATATTGCCGTTAATACTAGACGAAACATTACGATATGATAGGTGTTGGATTACAAGTAATAAACACAATAATGCAATATATACTTGGTTTAATAGAATTGCTAACGGAAAGGGCCCGGCCCTGGGCAGCAGTTGCCCCGAAATATATAAACAATTTATACCGATTGGATTAAGAGAAGTCTATTATACTCAACAAGATGTTGTGGAACTAAAACGGAATAGTATAAAATGAACTTTACATTCAATAATCATTTAAAATATTCTATTGGTGGTAGAAAGTTCGGTGTGAGAGAGGAAGTATATGACAAATATACTGTTTCTGTCGACGAAGTGGATCATTCACACTATAGAAAGACCAATTGGCTACTAGAACAATATCGCATTGCTGATCTTGTTTATCGAGATCTTGGTAAGGATCTAGTAGTAATGTTTAGCGGGGGCACTGATAGCGAAATTGTGCTGCGTGCATTTAAGAAAATTGGCATTAAGCCAAGGGCTGTCTTTATTAGATTTGAGAATGATTACAATTTAAGGGATTATGAAATTGCGCTTAAGGTCGCGGCAGATATCGGTATTCCTGTGGAAGTGATGGACTTTGATGTTATCGACTTTTATAATAGTGGCCAGGCATTAGAGTTGGCCAGTCAGGTACAATGCAGCCAACTCGCTTATCTAAATGTATATCATCATATTGCAAAACTTCAGGTTCCCGCAGTAATGGGAGGGGAAGTTCTTTTAAAGCGTCACGTTTCTCCTAGTGCTTGTAAATGGTATTATTGTTTTAGAGAGACAGAGGATGCAAGTGCAATGAGATTTAGTGAAAAGTATAATCTTCCACTTGTAAATGAATGGTTTTCGTATACACCGGAGGTGTTAGGTCACTACCTAACCTTGCCAGCTATTAATAAATTAGTATCGGAACGTTTTAATTATAAATTGACCTCTGTAAGTACGAAAAATAGTATTTTACAGGCACTTATGCCATCTATACTTCGTAAGGTAAAGACAACTGGGTTTGAAAAGCTTATGGGATTTAATGCAATTGCATATCGGACACTCCAGGAAAGCTATGTAAAGGCCTTAGAACCAAGCTTAAATGGGATTTTTATGGAAGATATTTATAGACAACTATTTGGTGAGAAATATGCCAGTAATTAAATTAGGTAAGTAACACATAGATGTAGTTAAACCTTTGTTTGAAACTGAGAAGTATATGGGTGTTAAAATTGTAGGCAATTGGAGCTTTGCAGAGAACCCCGACAGATTCAATCGAAATTTATATGAGATTTTCTGCAATAATTATTTGAGCAACCTAGCAAGTTTTCATGCATATGGATACGAAGAAGACGGGAAGATCCTCGCGCTAATTTCTTTTTATGAAAGTTCGGAAGAACCGGCGTGGTTTTATACATTGTATCGTAGTGCAGGTGATAATAATTTGTTGCGTGATGTATTAGATGAAGTCATTGCTTACAATGAGGCAAATGGGCGTATGAGGTTTTATACATTAGTTCATTCAACTCACAGCAAACTTCTGCGTAGATTTCATTGGAGTAAAATCAATGATGAGAGATATGGTTACTTTGATGAGTTTGTTGTCCCGGCGAAATGTAAGTGTTATTACCAGAATGCATGGGAACTCTTGTATAAACGTGCTTTGTTACCCGAAGAATCGATAGTTCGATGTAATTTTTTGAAGAATGAGTTCAGGACTAATTTGCCCATAGGTGGTAATTTATGAAGTGCCTTAGGTCTGTTTCTAAGTCATTCTGGTTTCAGTTTTTTCCAGCGATGATTTTTGGTACCATAACTATCGGTCTTTTAATTTCTGGGACCATTCCGTTGTATTATTTGTTTTTTACATTAATAATGTGGATATTAGTGTGCGGACTGGGTATAGCAGTGGGGTATCACCGAGTGTTTAGTCATAGAACTCATCAGTTACCGATGTGGAAAGAAAATATTATATTATTTTTTGCGGTATTTGCAGGACAGGGCGCTAGTATATTTTGGACAGCATTGCACCGAGGTTACCATCACCCACACGCAGATACAAAATTAGATTATCATAGTCCGATTGCGTATGATAAGTTAACTGCATTTATTGGATGGTATTTTAAGATTACTGAAAGTGCAAATCTTGTTAAGATGAAATATGCTGTTGACTTGTTAAGAAAACCTAATCACGTATGGTTTCATAAAAACTATTTAAAAGTATTGTGGGGCGTTCCACTTATAGTTGCATTATTTAATTGGCAATTTGCATTAACTGCATTTTGTTTAGTGACAATGATTGGATCGTTGCAAGATAATCTAGTGAATGTGTTTGGACATGCCGAAGGCTGGTTTGGATATAGAAACTTTGAAACAAAAGATAAATCGCAGAATAATATATTGCTCGGGTATCTAGCGTGGGGGCAAGGTTGGCACAATAATCATCATTATGATCCAAAATCATATGATTTTGGAAAAGGTGTGAGCGGTAAATGGTGGGAGTTTGATCCTTGTAGGATTTTTATATTATTTTTAGAATAAAGTAGAACATGTTAACTGAAAAGTTTAAGAAAGTCCCCTTCCCTTTTATATATACATGGGACATTGATAATATTGTTAGTAAATTTACTAAAACAATTCATATTCAGAACAATAAAAGCCAAATTTACCGGGAACTTTCTGGAGATCCGGTTTGGCAGAATTACCCGTCGGGTATTGCCTTTGCCAGAAATTTCTACGAATCATTTACACAAGAGTGTATTCAAATATCTTCATTATTGTCGGAGTTACAATTAAAAGTTGTAGAAAATTCTGTAATTTTATCCAACTCAGTGTTATTGCGTGTATTTTCAAATCATATTTTTGATCCACGTAAAGTTAATTTAATCAGAGTACAGTCGGGCAATAGCGTTCAACCGCACATAGATAAAAATAGATCTATTTGCATTAATATAGGTATTAAGAATTCTTCTACTTGCGACACACTTGTCGGTGATGATACTGTGGATAATTTCTGGAATTCTAATATAGATAAGTATACAATGAATGATAGCGATGTATATATCCTAAATGTTAAACGGCCCCATGCAGTGGTCTCTAATATTTCACTAGTGGATAATTTATCTAGATATATAATTACATATACATTAATGAATTAGAATATAAGGGATAGTAAAATGTTTTGTAAGACTGTTTGGAATGGGTTGCATATTTTACCGGATGGGTATATTAGATTATGTTCGTTGGGGACAAATACTAAGCCCGAACTCGATATGCAAAGGTGCCGTGATAAAGATGGTAACATCATGCACATTTTAACTCATGATATCAAGGATATCATGAATAGTGATAAACATCGAGAAGTCAGGCTTTTTAATAAAAATAATCCGTCAGAGTGGAGTCCTCATTGTGAGTGCTGTGAGAATAGAGAAATAATTACTAACTTCGATAGAAGCCACAAAAATAAGAGTAGGCGAGTATATCTGATGAAGGTTGATACTGCTGAAATTGTTGATGAGAATAATTTTCGAGACAGAATGAGTACCGATGGTTGTATTGATTGGATGCCGAGTAGCCTTGATATACGATTTGGTAATCTATGTAATCAAAAGTGTATTATGTGTGGGCCGGTATTCAGTAATATGTGGTATGATGAATATTTTGATTATTATAAGACAAACTCATTCGGTCAAGGTAAGAAAATTGCAGTAACTAAGGATACTTCTACCGGCAAATGGATAACGCCCGAACCGTTGCAGTGGTTCGAGGATCCGAGATGGTGGCCAAAATTTGAACAGATGATGCCATACCTAAAACATATCTATATCACTGGTGGAGAGCCAATGGTCGCGCCCGCGCATGATATAATGTTAGATAAATTAATAGATGCCGGGTATGCGAAGAATATCTGGTTGGAGTATGACACAAATTGTAGTGCAATTAATGATAAAATTGCACAAAGATGGGTAAATTTTAAGAGAGTAGAAATTCGTGGCAGTATGGATTCGATAGAAGATCAGTATGAGATTATTCGCTATCCTGGTAACTGGACTAGATTTACAAAGAATATAGAAAAACTAAAGGTTTATGAATCAGAATCAAATAAACGTATTGAATTAATTGCTCTATCATCGTGTTTTCAAATTTCTACTGCATATAGCATTATAAAAAGTGAAGAATGGTGTAAATCGGTTGATGTAGATTTCCATATGAGATTCCTTGAAGGGCCTGCACACCATAGTATATCATCATTGCCTGATTCTACAAAGTTAGATTTGATAGATTATTATAAGAAACATATAGGTAAAAATACAAAAGCTCAAATAATTGTAAATTATTTACAGAACCAAATAGGAAAAGGGCATTATATACCTAAGGCTGTTAAAGAATTTTCAACATTTATGGATTATCTAGATGTAACACGAAACACTAAGTGGCGTGAAATTTTCCCCGAGGTGTCTGTTATGGTAGACAAAGTATCATGAATTATAAATTATTGGGCTCAATGCCCGATGATATAATACAATTTTTTTATAATGAGCTCATTAAACGGAAGAAACATGGGATACCATACCAGTGGATTCATTTCGACACAGTATTGAATGACAGGTTCTTAGAAATTTTTGAAAATACTGAATTAAAAATTCAGTGGAATCACCAATTAAAGCCTGCTCAACCAATCCAGAAGGCATTTTATAGCGATCCGGGTCACGGATTTAGAATACATAAAGATGGCTTACGGTGTAAATCTGCGCTAAACATTGCTATATCATGTAATGATGATGATTGGGTAAGATGGTACGACACCGAATATATTGACAGTATTGGGAGCATGACTACAGTTAATAAACTGACTGCCAAATCTCGTAATATCGATATCATGGATTATGAAAGTATACCATTTATTGAAGAAAGGCGAAATAAGATCGGGGATGTGTATATTGTTAATACAGATGTATATCATAGTTTCAAGTGCAATGGGCCAAACCCGCGAATTATAATCCAGACTAAATTTGAAAATTTTCCAGATTTTAATACATTACGTGAATCATTGGGGGAAAGCAGTTTCTGTAACTTAATCAGCCACTGATAAATACATGTATTATGTTAAGGGGAAGACTATTATGGTTGGATTACTATTAAAGAATTGGCAGTTGGTTGTTATTGCAGCGTTAATGGTTATGATTTCAGTTTCGGGATTGTATATATCGAGATTGAAATCTGAAAAAAGAACATTAGTAGAGGAAAAGGTTACATTACAGATAGAACTTAATGAATCACATGCAAATATAGCCCAACTTACAAACGATATAGGTATTCAGAATACAGCAATTGATAAACTGAAAACTGATTCTGATAATAGACAAAAGGAACATGCTGTTGAACTCGCCTCAGCGAAGAAGGCAGCACTCGATTATAAGGCACAGGCAGCAGCGATTCTATCGGCAAAGGCCCCGCAAAATATATCTGATTGTGATGCAGCTAATAACTTAATTAATCAGGGAATTCGAAATGCAAAATAGTCTAATTATGTTTTTATTGTTGGTATTGACTGGCTGTGCAACCGATTCACCGGTGATTTGATTCCGAGATTATGGGTGATAATAAATGATTTATTATGTTTATGCTTATCTACGAAAGTCCGATGGGACACCATATTATATAGGTAAAGGAAAGAATAATAGGGCATTTGTGCAACATAGAAAGAATGGTAACGGAGTTAGTACACCAAAAGATAAATCCAAAATCGTTTTTCTCGAAACTGGCCTAACCGATGTAGGTGCATTTGCCCTCGAAAGAAGAATGATTAGATGGTATGGCAGAAAAGATTTGGGAACAGGTATCCTACGTAATAGAACAGATGGCGGTGATGGCAGCCCTGTATTATCGGAAGTTGCCCGTAAATTAAAATCAAAGAAATCAATCGGTAATAAAAGTAGGACAGGGCATAAGATGTCCACTTCCGAAAAATTACTACATTCTACGACATTAAAGGAATATCATAAGAATAATGATGCCGAATGGTTAAGTAGGCCGAAATCTAAAGAGTCGAATGATAAGAGATCTAATACACTTACCGGTTTGACTAGATCTGATGATACAAAATCTAAGATGTCAGAATCATCTAAGAATAGACCATTGGTCGGGTGTTTATATTGTTGTAAAATTATGTTTTATCCTAATTTTATAGCTTGGCATGGGGAAAAATGTAAATATAGGAATCTGCAGAATGTATAAGATATTATTTTTTATTATTATTATTATTTTCATATCAGGGTGCGCAACGACCGAGCAGCCCAAAATACAAATCCAACGTATAGAAATACCTATTTCGGTTCCATGTTCCGTAGATATACCGCCGCCCCCGGAGTTAAATTTTTCGAAGTTAGATCAAACTCGGAGTATTTTTGATAAATCGAAGGCGCTATTAGCTGATAGGGAATTGCAACTGGGATATGAGACTGAGCTACTTGCGGCCTTACAATCCTGTGTTAAGTGACTATTCGAATTTTAGTTATGGGTTTATCCGGTTCCGGGAAGACTGTTTTTTCACAATGCCTGATGGAGAGATTTATTCTCCACAAGATAGATGTGAAATGGTTCAATGCAGATGATATTCGACATAAATTTAATGACTGGGACTTTAGTTACGAAGGTAGAATTCGACAAAGCCATCGCATGAGGGAATTTGCAGATTCGTCTGATTCGGATATTGCGATTTGTGATTTTATTGCACCATTTGCGGAAATGAGAGATAATTTTGATGCAGATTGGGTTATTTGGTTAGATACTGTGCAACAAAGCAAATTTAATGACACTGATGAAATTTTTATAAAACCGGTAAATTATGATTTTCGAATTAGAAATAAAGATGCGCATATGTGGTCAGATGTTGTAGCAACTCATATTGTTAATAGTTTGGTATGATAATAACTGCATTTCCACGATCGGGCGCAACTATATATTGCATGGACAAGGCTAAACAGCTTAATAGAAAATTTGCCGATGAACCATTTCAATGGTCGATATCAAATAGGAAAGGAGTTCGCCAAAAACCGTTACATCATGAAGCATACATTGGCTATGGTGAACAAACTCTTTTTGATAGAAAGTATGTTCTCGATCATATGGACGAGTTTGTAGCACTCAATCACAAGTCGACAGACTTTTTATTGGAAAATACGCATACATTTATTATTCGACAAGACTTGCCACAGATTGCCGAAAGTTGGTTACATCTTTTTAAGAAGGCTGGCTTTAATGAGCGGAGAAGCTTAGAAATTTTTAGTTCTGCATTAAACAACATAGATAGAATTTGTGAATATTTGCTTAATAATTCAGACCTAAATGTAATTAAGTGTGAGGCATTGTATAAGTTTACAGCACGTCCTGTGACAATGCAATTTATATTGACACAACAACTTATTGATCAGGTTTACCTTAAGTATAAATAGAATGTATAATTGTGTGAAATAAAAGGGGAGAAGAGAAAATGAAAAATCAATGCAGGATAATTGAGATACGTGCCGCCGAAGGCGGTGAGGATAGTAAGCTGTTTACTGTGGACCTTGCACAGGCATATCAAAGACACTGCGATAGAGTTGGCTGACTTAATCGTTTAGTTAAGAATTTGCCCGGAGAAATCTTTATCGAAGTGAAGGGCGAGGATTTAACTAAACTAGAAAATGAAGCAGGCGGGCACCGTATTCAGCGTGTTCCACCAACCGAACGTAAGGGTAGAGTTCATACCAGCACTGTAACAGTTGCGATTACAAATCCCGAGTTACAGGTAGAAGAATATAAAGAATCTGATTTTAAGATCGAGTGGTATAGCGGAACAGGCGCAGGCGGCCAGCACCGGAATAAGCACCAAAATTCATGTCGCATGACGTATTTGCCCACTGGGCAGACTGCCACAGCACAGTGTCGTTCTAGGCAAAATAGCCTAGAACAAGCGAAACAAGCATTGCTAGAGACCCTTAATTCACAAGCACGCCGCAAGCTTAAACAGAATATTGATATTGACCGTAAACAACAAGTCGGATCTGGCATGCGTGGTGATAAGATTCGTACTTACCGTATGCAGGATGATAGTGTAAAAGACCATAACACCGGAAGATCTGCAACAGTTAGTAAGGTAATGCGTGGTTTCTTTGACTTAATGTGGTAAGTATAATATATTAGCATTGTTGGTTACGAAAGGGGAATGTAAGGGTCCCGTATCGCAAGAGTGAAAGCCTCCTAGACCCGGGAACACCAACATCATTGTTGTACGAAGCTGAAGGAAAGCTTCTGATAAAGAATTCTGCTATTCAGTTAGCAAATCTGTAATAAAAGGCAGGCAAGACTCGGCTATCGTAGGCCGACATCTCCACCAATTTTCCGTGCCGAACACGGGGGTGAAAGGATTCGATTGCGTGAGTAATACATTGCAGATGGAATCGTCAGGCGATCGACGCAAATGAAGCAAAAAACGTTAAATGCAAACGACAATATGTATTTCGAGGAACTTGCGCTAGCCGCGTAAGCTCGATGGGGCAGGAAATGCCTTATTATCCAAATAACCAATGGGGCTTCGGCCCCATTTCTTCTGAATGCACTTATACAAAGAGATAAATAGTAATGTTACGCAGTGTGACATCAACCAGTTAAAACAATATGCGGCCTACTGGTGCCCAGTATAAGGAAAATATGGAAATGTACTCAAATAAATTCGTTGTGGCAATTAAGTGTGGTGGAAAAGTTCTTAAAGAAGCAAAAGACTTAGTCCATCTTCCGTATGGTTCTGAATTTTCAGTCCTAGTTAAAAATCTCAATTCCCGTAGA